GGCTCTGACGAGGTGGTGAAGTTCGAGCCGGTTGGGCCTGAAGATGAGCAGGCGGCGCAGCAGGAGACGGATTACGTCAATCACGTCTTCATGCAGCAGAACCCCGGCTTTATGGTGCTGTATACATTCATCAAGGATGCGCTCTTGCAGAAGAACGGCATCGTGAAGGTGTTCTGGGACGAGAGCGAGCGGGAAGAGCGCGAGACCTATTACGATCTGACCGAAGAACAGCTTATGGCTGTTGTGCAGCGGGTTGAGGCTTCGAACGGTCAGATGGAGATTGTGGAGCATTCGTCGCGGCCGATGGGTGAGCCTGCCTGATGGCTGTTCCTGCGCTTCCGATGGTTCATGACATTACGCTGGTCACCACCAAGAAGCTTGCCCGTGCTCGGGTCATGGGCGTTCCGCCCGAGGAGTTCGGCATTGAGCGCAACGCGCGCTCTGTCGAAACCTCGAACTATTGCTACCACGAAGTCGTCACCAAGACCGAAGCTGACCTGGTCGCTGAAGGCTACGACAAAGAGCAGGTTAAATCGCTCGAGAGCTACGGCATTCCGCAGAATTACGAGCAGGTAGCGCGGGATTCTATCTATGAGACACAGGGTGTTGGTGCCGAGCAATCGGCCTCGCGTCTTGTCCGCGTCACTGAGCATTACATCCGCCTGGACTACGAGGGGACGGGCCGGGCCTGCCTTTACCAGATTGTCACAGGTGGAGAACAGGGAGAGATCCTGAAGAAGGGCGGCAAGGAGTGCATCGAACCCTTCGATGTCATGCCGTTCGCCTGTACGACACCCGTTCCGGTCCCGCATCGGTTCTTTGGGAGGTCTATTGCAGACCTCGTGATGGACATTCAGCGCATCAAGACGGCGCTGGTACGGGGCGGGCTGGATAACCTCTACCTGCACAACAACCCGCGCCCCGAGATCGCGGAAAGCCATGCAGGGCCGAATACGATTGACGACATCCTGACGGTTAGGCCTGGCGCCCCGATCCGCACCAAGCAGCCGGGCGGGCTGGTATGGCAGAACGTGCCAGACATCACGCCCTCGCTGTTCCCGGCGCTGGAGTATTGGGATTCCACCCGCGAGATGCGGACTGGTGTTACTCGGGTGGGCCAGGGCGTTGACGCTAATGCGCTGGTGAACGAGACGGCGACCAAGGCAAATCAGGTCTTCACGATGGCGCAGGCCAGGATGAAGCTGATTGCCCGCGTGATGGCCGAGGGTGTCAAGGACATCTTCTCGCTATTGCACTGGACGATCCGCCGGCACGGCCAGCAGGCCCAGACGGTAAGGCTGCGTAATCAATGGGTGCATGTCGATCCGCGGAACTGGAAGACCCGCGAGGACATGACAATCCATGTCGGGCTGGGGACCGGCGGCAAGGCCGAGCAGTTCGCCCAGACGATGGCACTGGCCAATGTCCAGAAAGAGCTGGTCATGGCCGGCAAGACCAACCTGGTTGACGATGCCAAGCTGTTCAATACGGCATCAGAGCTGGCCAAGATCATGGGGCACAAGAACCCAGACAAGTTCTTCAATGACCCGAGTGCGGTTGACCAGCAGACCGGACAGCCGAAATACCCGCCCCCTCCGGCTCCGGTCCCAGAAGCCGTTCAAGTCGCGCAGGTCAAGGCACAGACTGATCAGCAGAACATGGCGGTCCAGGCTCAACTGGATGAGCGGGCCGATAACCGGAAAGCCCAGATCGAAAGCGTACAGGCCGAAGCGGACATTGCGACGCAAAACCGCAAGACCGAAGCCGAGATGATCAAAAACCAGCAGAAGTTCGAGCTTGACAAGGAGCTTGCGCTTCTGGACTTCGAGTTGCAGCGCCAATTGAAGATGGCTGAGCTTGAGATGAAGCGGGAAATGCACCAGCAGACGCTGGCGCAGAACGCCGAACAGCACCGTCAGCAGATGGAAGCGGGCGTGTTCAAGGTTGCAGCCAGCGCCGAACAGCACGATCAGAAGATGGAGCAGATGAAGAATGCTCCAAAGCCGAAGGGTGGTAAGTGAGGCGTTTTGACGAGTTGGCTTATAGGCTCTCGGTGATTGACCGCGCGCTCATTGCGGCGGGGTTTTGGAAATGACTGTCGCGTTCGTCCTGGCTTCTTCTGACCACGGCCCCATGCTGGTCAACCGCATGGACTACAACCACACTTTCACAGGCGACTTCTACGGCGTCGGCGCCCAGATCATGGAGAACGGGGCCTATGATCCGAGAGACGTGCAAGGACTCAAGAGCCTGCTTCTGTGCCGGCGAGAGCATTTCGGCGATGGTGTGGTTGCTCTTGACGGTGGCGCCAATATTGGCGTGCATGCTGTGGAATGGGCTCGCCTCATGCGGGGTTGGGGCTCCGTAATCGCTGTCGAGGCTCAGGAGCGCGTGTTCTATGCGCTGGCAGGCAATCTCACCCTGCATAATGCATTCAACGCGCGGGCCATCTGGGCGGCTTTGGCGGACACTCCAGGAGAGTTGGAGATTCCAGAACCCGACTACACCAAGCAAGGCTCGTTCGGTTCGTTCGAATTGAAGCCCCGTGTCGGCACTGAGTTCATCGGCCAGCCGATCGATTACGCCAGGCCGACATCAAAGGTCCGGCAGATCATGATCGACGGGCTGGGACTCGATCGTCTTGATCTGATGAAGCTGGACCTCGAGGGCATGGAAGCCGAGGCGTTGGACGGGGCAAGGGCAACCATTGAGCGCTGCAGGCCTATCCTGTTCGTCGAGACGATCAAGTCCGACAAGGACGCGATCGTGGGGGCGCTGCAGGGCGATGGCTATGTGGTGCTTCCCAATGGCATGAACATCATCGCCATCCACAAGGATGATCCGACGCTCGGCAATGTCTCCTCCGTCAAGGAGGCGGCGTGAACGTCGATAAGTACCGCGCGATCGCAAACAAGCTGATCCGCAACCCAGACGACCCGATCGCCCTCATTGACCAGTTCGCCAACATCTCCGAGAACAAGGCGAACGGCAAATACTACTTTTATCTCGCCAAGCGGGCCTATGAGCTGGCCCCGAACGAGGTAAACACGGCATTCAACTATGGATCGGCCTGTCACCGCACAGGGCGGTTCAAGGAAGCGCTGCGGATGTACCAGCGCTGTGCCGAGATGAATGACCCCGAATGGAATGCGAAGGTAGCGCACCACATCGGAATTGCGTACCGGGCCTTGGGCGACAACAAGAAGGCCATCGAGTGGTACACTAAGGCCCACGAGATGGATCCGCAGCCGCAAATCCTGAAGGACCGGGCGCTGGCTTATCTGGGTGATGGCCAACTCAACAAGGGGCTTCGGGAGTTCGAAGTTCGGCGCGAGGTCGCGCTGATGAAGTTCCGGGAGAACAAGGGCGAGTTGGTTACGCAGCAGAAGCTGCCGGCCGGCGTCGTTCACTGGCAGGGCGAGGACCTGACCGGGAAAACGGTTGTGGTCTACCACGAAGAGGGCGCTGGTGATTTTATTCAGTTCTGTCGCTTTCTGCCCAGGCTTCGTGAGCAAGGCGTCGCCAAGCTACTGCTTACAGGCCCGCTGCCCGATCTTCTGGAGATGGTATCTGATAACATCGCCACGGACGGGATCGTTCCACTAAGTGGGCCTTTTGATTGCGACTACGTTATTGGCAGCATGTCTGTACCTTGGCGGACTGGCGTTGATCTTCGCGACGTTAAGGGCGTTCCGTATTTTAAGGCGGAACCGGCAAAGCTTCCAAAGAGGGGCAAGTTGAATGTGGGTCTCGTTTGGCGCGGAAATGCTGCCTATCTCGCCGACACCCAGCGCTCGATGGACTTTACGCAATTCAGTCCACTGTTCGATCTACCGGGAGTGGCCTTTCACTCATTGCAGGTTGACGCTGCAGGTCTTGAGGTCACGCAAGCTGGCTTTGATGGCTTCGTGGCTAACCTCGAGCCGTTCATGCCGAACTGGCGAGCCACGGCCAGGGTTATTGCGGCGCTGGACGTAGTTGTGAGCGTCGATACATCGGTGGCGCATCTGGCCGGCGCCTTGGGCAAGCCGGTGATTACGATGGTGACCAGCAATTCGGACTGGCGATGGAACAGAAACAGCGATCGGTCGATCTGGTATGACTCTATGCGGGTTGTCCGGCAGAAGAAGCAGGACGATTGGGTGCCTGTGATCCAGGAAGTCCGCGAGCGTCTGCAGGGGATGGTTAATGTCCGACGACAAGCTGCTTAACGACAGGACCGAAGGCGCAAGAGCGCTGATCCTGCTGCAGAACGAACAGTTCGCCAACGCTGTCGAGACGGTCAAGAAGTCATACGCTGAAAAGCTGTTCGCTACCCCGGTAGACCAGCCGCAACAGAGAGAAATCCTATACAACGCCTATCGGATCATCCCAGAAGTGATCGCGCAGCTCCAGTACATGATCGACAACGGAAAACTAGCGGACGCCGAACTAAACCGGCTGATCCGCCTGAACGAGACCAAGAAGCCGTGGAGCGCAGCGTAATTCTTCTGCTGCCGCCGCAGTTTGTTACGCCGCTCGTACAGATCAAAGAAGCGCTCGAAATTCACAAGCTGACCAAATTCGAAGAGGTCGAACCCAAGGCGGGCTGCCGCCGGTTTCGGCTCTTCTAGCACAAGGATATTGCATGTCTGAACTAGCAACCGCACCCGCGGTCGAGGCTCCTATTGCTGCGCCTAGCGCGCCCCCGGAAGTACAACGGGACTGGACGCCCTCGGATGCCGCGCGCTTGCTGGCTTCAAGGCGTGTGGAAAAGAAACAGCAGGCAGAGCCGGCAGCGCCTTCAATGGCTGCGCCAGAGCCGCCCGCACAGGAATTAGCCCCCGAGGCTAACGCCGCCCCTGCCGAAGTGCAGCCCAGCGGCGAAGAACCCACGGCAGTCGAACCGGCTGAATTGCCGCTCATCGAGCCGCCGAGGTCTTGGACCCAGGCCGAGAAGGAACGCTTCCAATCCTTGCCTCGCGAAACGCAGGAATATCTGCATACTCGCGAACAGGAACGGGATCGGGAAATCCGCCGAAGTCAAAATGAAGCCGCTGAAATCCGCAAGGCCGCAGAGGCCGAACGGAAACAGGCGGAGGAAGTCAGGAAGCAATACGAGGCCAAACTACCCTCTCTTGTGGAAGCGCTGCGCCGGCAGAGTGAATTTGCCGACATCAGGTCCCTGGATGATGTGAAGCGGCTGCAAGCGGAAGACCCCTTCCGGTTTCAGCAGTGGCAGGTCTACCAGATGGACGCGCAGGCGGCCGAAGCAGAGCGCAAGGAGGCTGAAGCTCGTCAACAGCATGAAAAGGCCCAGGCTCGCACGGCATATGCCAGAGAGCAGGAAGCGAAATTGCTAGACCTCATTCCGGAAATGAAAGATCCAGAGAAGGCCAATGCAATCCGTTCGAAGGCCGTTGCCATGCTGGTAAACGACTATGGATTCACCGAAAGCGACCTTGGCGCGATCATGCAGACGGACGACGGCTACAAGGTGCTGTCCGATGCACGATGGCAAAAACTCATCGCTGACGGCCTGAAATACCAGGACAGCCTCAAGGCCAAGGCCACGATTGCCGCCAAGCCTCTCCCTCCGGTCCAGCGGCCAGGCGTCAGTGCGCCCGCTCAAAACGGCAACACTGCGCGCATTCAAGCCCTCGAAAAAGAACTCTCAAACACATCCGGCGTCAACCAGGCGAGGATCATGGCGCAAATCCGCCAGCTTCGCAGTGGTTCCCGGTAGAAGGATAGACCATGACTCTCGCTACCTCCGCCTTCACCACCTATTCTGCGGTTGGCAACCGCGAAGACCTCACCGACGACATCTACCGCGTTGAGCCCACCAAGACCCCGTTCTGGACCGGCATTGCCCGCGCCAAGGCGGAAGC